AGATCAGACGTAGTAGAGCATCTTGCTGTAGCTGGGCAGAGGCCAATAATCCTCACCGCAGATGGTCTCGGCGTCGTCCGCAGCGGCACGCAGAGCATCCATTGCGGGCAGCACGTTGTCGTGGAAGGCAACGGCCTTCTCGCTCTCGGAGGGCAGAGCCTTGGCGGCATCCACGGCATCCTGCAGGGTGTCGATGGCGTCGCTCATGGCGTCGGCGTCGGCGGACAGACGGCCCAGGGTCTTGGTCTCACTGCGCACGCTGATGCTCTCGCTGACGGCCAGCTTGGAAGCGGCGGTGTTGGCCACTTCGCTCATGTAGGCGTTGACGGCGGGCAGCAGCTGCTTGCGGGCCATCTCCAGCATGGTCAGGGCCTCGATGTTGATGATCTTGGAGTAGTGCTCCAGCTCTACCTCGTAGCGGCTGTACATCTCCACCTTGGTCAGCACGCCGAACTCCTCCATCAGGGCGATGTTCTTGGGGTCGATGAGGGCCGGCAGGGCAGCGGGGGCGTTCTTCTTGTTGGGCAGGCCGCGGCGGGCTGCTTCTTCTTCCCACTCGGCAGAGTAGCCGTTGCCGTTAAAGATGACCCGGCGGTGGTCCCGGATGGTGCGCTTGATCAGGGCGATGGCGGCACTGGTGAAGTCCTCGGCACCTTCCAGCTCGTCGGCGTAGCCCTTCAGTTCCTTTGCAACGGCGGTGTTCAGGATGGTGTTGGCATCACTCAGGTTCTCAGCGGAACCGGGCATACGGAACTCGAACTTGTTGCCGGTGAAGGCAAAGGGAGAGGTACGGTTGCGGTCGGTGGTATCCTTGCTGAACTTGGGCAGGACATCAACGCCCAGATCCATCTTCATCTTGACGGGGCCGGCATAGGGGGAATCGGATGCGATAGCATCGATGACAGCTTCCAGCTCTTCGCCCACGAAGATGGAAATGATAGCCGGAGGTGCCTCGTTGGCACCCAGACGGTGATCGTTGCCGGGAGTGGCAACGGAGGTGCGCAGCAGATCGGCGTACTCGTCAACAGCCTTGATGACAGCAGCCAGGAACACCAGGAACTGCAGGTTCTCCATAGGGGTGTCGCCCGGGTCGAGCAGATTCTCGTGGGTGGTGGACATGGACCAGTTGTTATGCTTGCCGCTGCCGTTCACGCCCTCAAAAGGCTTCTCATGCTGCAGGCAGACCAGACCGTACTTGGGAGCGATCTTCTTCATCATCTCCATCGTCAGCAGGTTGTGGTCGATGGCAACGTTGGTGGTGTCGAAGATGGGAGCCAGCTCATGCTGGCAGGGAGCAACTTCGTTGTGCTTGGTCTTGGCGGGAATGCCCAGTTTCCACAGCTCTTCGTCCAACTCCTTCATAAACTCGGAGACCTCGGGACGAATGACACCGAAGTAGTGCTCTTCCAGCTCCTGACCCTTGGCAGAGGGGGCACCGAACAGGGTGCGGCCGGTGAGGATCAGATCCTGACGGGCCTCGTAATCCTCCTTCTTAATAAGAAAGTACTCCTGCTCGGGGCCGACGGTGGTGGAGACGTAATCCACATCCTTGCCGAACAGCTTCAGGATGCGAACTGCCTGATTGGACAGTGCGTTCATGGAACGCAGCAGGGGGGTCTTCTTATCCAGAGCCTCGCCGGTGTAGCTGACAAAGGCGGTGGGGATGCACAGCACGTCATCCTTGACGAAGGCGTAGCTGGTGGGGTCCCATGCGGTGTAGCCGCGGGCCTCGCAGGTGGCGCGCAGGCCGCCGGAGGGGAAGGAGGAAGCGTCGGGCTCGCCGCGCACCAGCTCCTTGCCGGAGAACTCCATGATGGCGGTGCCGTCGCCCACAGGGGAAACAAAGCCATCGTGCTTCTCACTGGTGATGCCGGTCAGCGGCTGGAACCAGTGGGTGTAGTGGGTGGCACCCAGCTCCATGGCCCAGCGCTTCATCACGCTGGCCACAACGTTTGCCACCTCAATGTCCAGCGGAGCACCCTTGTGCAGGGTGTTCTTCAGGCTCTTATAGGTTGCGCTCGGCAGGCGCTCCTTCATCACATGTTCGTTAAAGACCTTGCTGCCGTAGATTTCCATAACATTCGCTGCCATAAATCCTACTCCTTACTTGATCTTATTTTTCTTACCCTTTCGTCTGCATTCTGGTCTGCCGCAATGCCGCACCCAGAAGTACGAAAGCATCTTAACAAAAACGGCGCTGCGAGTCAGGAGGTGACCCACAGCGCCGTTGCTGTCTATGGTTTGATTATAGCCGCTGCCGGGCAAAAAGGCAATTGACAAATCTGACGATTCTGTACAAACAGCTTCCTGCATTTTTGGAGCATCCGCACTTGGTATGACTTTTTAAGAGAACGAACCCTCTCCGCCCGATGGGAAAAACCCTCTCAGTCATTGCTTGCGCAATGCCAGCTCTCCCGAAGGGCGAGCTTTTATCCAGCTGCCGGGTAAGTTTATTCATCATCGGAAAAGATCGTTGTTTTCCGTCCCTGCTCATAAAGCTCCCCCCTCGGGGGAGCTGGCAAAGCCGTCAGGCTTTGACTGAGAGGGTTCAGGCAGCGCAGCAAAAAGATGCATTTACCCGATGGGGTCCCTTCTGGTGAAAATGTGTTTTTAATATACGGTGCCATTGCCCGTTACGGCCCCGCTTTGTGAAAAAAGAGCTTCCGGAAAATCCGCAGATTTTCCGGAAGCTCAAATATTAAAAATAAAACTTCCGCTGAAGATACCCAGAGTGAAACGGAGGGTATTCAAATCGTTAAATCACCTGAAAGAGGAAGAACTTCAGATAATTCGTCTCCGGCACACCCCACAGGATCGGATGATCCGGTGCCTGCTGTTTCACCTCGATCTGCCGCAGCTGGCGGTGCGCATCCTTTGCAGCGGCGCGCAGCATCTTGATGAACAGCTCCTCGGTGGCAAAGTGAGAGCAGCTGGCAGTTGCCAGATAGCCGCCGCGAGGCAGCAGCTTCATGGCACGGTAGTTGATCTCCTTGTAACCGCGCATGGCGTTCTCCACAGTGCGGCGCGCCTTGGTAAAGGCCGGCGGGTCCAGAATGATAAAATCGTAGGGGTGTCCCTCTCTTTCCAAGCGGGGCAGCAGTTCAAAGGTGTCCTCGCACAAAAAGTCCATATTGGTCAGACCGTTGCGCTGGGCATTGCGCTGCGCCATGGCAATGGCCTCGGCGCTGATGTCGGCGGCGGTCACACGGGCAGCGCCGCCCGCAGCGGCATTCAGTGCAAAGCTGCCGGTGTGGGTAAAGCAGTCCAGCACGGTGTGACCTGCAGCAAGGCGTGCCACCGCCCGGCGGTTGTACTTCTGATCAAGGAAGAAGCCGGTCTTCTGGCCGTTCTCGAAATCTACATGATAGTAAACTCCGTTCTCGCAGATCTCGGTCTGGGTGCTTGCAGGGTGAGTCTCACCGGGCAGCTCAAACCAACCTTTGTTCTGCTCAAGACCTTCCTTTGCGCGCAGAGCCTCATCGTTGCGCTCGTAGATGCCGTCGATGGTCTGGCCGTCGGCGCGCAGGACTTCTGCCAGAATGGGGAAGAGGATGGGCTTGAGCTTTTCCATGCCCACGCTCAGGGTCTGCGTGACGAGGATGTTGCTGAACCGGTCCACGGTCAGCCCGGGGAACTGGTCGGCTTCGCCAAAAATGACGCGGCAGGCAGAAAGGTCTGCAGGTTCCAGCACGGTCTTGCGGTAGTTCCATGCATATTCCACCCGGCGGCGCCAGAACGCAGCATCAAAGGTGTCATTGGCGTTGCGGGAGATCAGCCGCACGCGGATCTTGCTCTTGAGCGAAACGAAGCCGGTGCCAAGGTAGGAACCTTTGGTGCTGACCACATCGGCCAGCGTGCCGTTTTCCGGCTCATTTTCCGGGGAATTGAGGATGTCGTTCTCGTACACCCAGGGGTGCCCGCCCACCAGCAGGCCCTCGGCGTGTTTGTTGACGGTATACACAGGGTAAGCGCGTTCTTTCATATGGTTCTCCTTATCATGGACGAACTCCCTTCGTCCCGCGTTCGCTCGACACGCTTACCGTGCGGGTAGGCTCCCTCACTGAGGGAGCTGGCTGCGAAGCAGACTGAAGGAGTAAAAATCTACCCTTTATAATAGCATATTTTTAGTGGCTTGTACACTCCGAAATAGCCCGACTTCACGAGAAAATTCACTGCTTTGGCTGCTGCAAATTTGACAATTTCGACGGTATTTAGTAACAAATTAGAAACACGTTATCGAATTAGTAACACGCCAAACAAAAATAGCCCCGAGGAACCGTCAGGCTCCCCGGGGCTGCTGCTATGTATTGAGTTTACTGTTTCCCTACAACATCCTTCGCCCTGTCAAAGCAGAACTGGATGACCCTGCCGATGGTCTCATCGGTGATCGCCCAGCTGAAGAGCCTGCCAAACTTGCTGGCGTCCAGCGCAGCGCGCAGCTTTGCCGCCACCCATGCTTTGCGTTCGGCACCGCGCTTGGTGCCCTGGATCTCATGCTCGGCGCGCTCGATCAGGTCAAGCACCAGCGGGCGGACGGTCGCGCCGTAGCCCAGCCGGATGGCACCGAGGACGTAAAAGGCAAAGCCGCCCAGCATCAGGACAAGGGCAAGCCAGCCGGGGACAACGTTCAAGATATTGGTCAATACTGCTTCCATGGGTTAAGCTCCTTTCTGCTGCTCAAGGTCAGCAATCCGATGATTTACCACTTTGATCTGCTCTTCCATCACCGGCACGCGCTGGGCAAAGTTGTTGTGCGCCCGGACTTCCCGGGTCAGCTCCTCCAGCTTCGTTTCGGTCACGGCCTGCTGCTTGTCCAGCTTTGCATCCATGCTCTGGGCGGTGCGGTTGTTGGAGTAAATGACCCCCAGTAGACTCAGCCCGCCAGTGATCAGCGCCACGAGAATGCTTTCCATCGGTCACACCCCCTCACAGCGTCCACCGGCTCTTGTTCGGGCGGGTGTCTACATGCACCCAGCCCTTTGCCCGGCCTGCCTTGACCGGGTAGCGGCCAATGCCGCCCCAGCCGGGCATCAGGCTTTCGGCGTAGGCGGCCACAGCCAGTGGGTCGGTGTCCTGCACCTGAATGTCAGCGGCCCGACCCAGCAGGTGCTGGCTGGATCTGGAGCCGCCCACCCTCGTGTTGTGGCTGGCGGTGCGGTAGCCGCTGGTGATGGTCACCGGCTTGCCGAAGTGCTCCCGGATGCACTGCAGCAGCACCACAAGGCCCTCGTCAATGAGGATGGTGTCGGTGCCGTCGCGGCAGCGGAACTCCCGCACACGGAACGCGGGGGAGAGCTGCTTTGCGCCGTCCGTTTTCAGGCTGTACTGTTTGATCGCCATATGTATCACGTCCTTTCACGGGGTCAGGCCCCGATTTTCACGTTCTCTTTCAGCTCCTGATCTGCCTTGTCCTCCGCTCCTTACTGTACGATTTCCTCAAAGCCGCTCTTGATAAGAATTGCCTTCACCTTCTCCTTCAGCAGGCGGGGGCAGCGCTCATACAGAGCCTTTGCCTCCTCCATAGTCTCAACAGACATAATTTCCTGTGCCCACAGCATCGCCATCATACGTACCAACCTTTCTAATTTTTGTGTGATTTTATGCATAAACAATCTCGCTCATTTCAAGCAAGCATTGCTTGAGCATCTCGTTTTCTTTTTGCAGTGCCGCCACCGTGTCCGGCAGCTTCTCCAGGGCTTCGGCCTTTTTGCGCGCTTCTTCCTGCGCGGCCAGCTCTTCGGCGGTGTAGCGGATGTACTTCTGGATGGGCACCTGTTCCACCCATTCCTCCTGCGCCTGAACGCCGGGACGGTCAACGATCTTCTGCACGTCCTTGCCACCGTTTGGATACTCGGTCACGGTCTCCCAGTGCCACTGTTCCTCCACGCCCTCTACGGCGGGGTGGGTGATCTCTTCGGTGCTGGCGGTCAGGTAGCCAAGGGTCAGGTCGGGGTTTTCCACGACCGCGCCGGTCTCGTCAATGATCTTCATCGCTCAAAACCTCCTTTCTCATGCCACGCGCTTCCAGATGTGCACATAGTAGGCGGCGGGCTGCACGGTATAGCTGCGGCCGTAGATGGCATTAGACTTGGAAGCATCCAGACTGAACTTATATACTTGAGAATAGTTACTGTATTCGCCCGTAACTCCAATCACGTCGCCGGCAGTGAATGCGCCGGATACCTTATGTTCACCCATTTTTACATCCGCGACAAAAGAGCCTGTGATGTTCGGCAGTCCGGCCTCCACGGTGGTGCCCGCTGCGTGGCCGCTGCCAGCACCCATCAGTACCCGGTTCTGCGCAATCTCCTGCCATGTACCGCCGAACAGTGCGGCAGGGCTTGTACGTGCGGTGCTCTGGTAGATGCTGCCCACGGGAAAAGGATCCACGCTTTTCAAGCTTTTCAGCAGTGCGTCCACCTCGGCACGGGTGTAAAAGCTCCTGCTGTCCACCTCGGCCTGCAGGCTGTCCAGCATGGCCTTTGCCTGCGTCTGCAGCTGGGCGGTGGGAATCCCCGTCACGCCGTCCCGCATCACGCCGCAGACGGTCTCGTCCGCGCGGGTGTCGGTGATGTCGGCGGCGGTGACAGCGGTGGAGCCTGCGGGCACCGAAATGGTGCACAGGCCCAGCTCGTACTGATTATGGTTCTGCAGGATATCGGGCGGCTGTGCGGCCACGGCAGGCGTGCCGGTCTTGAGCTTGATCGCCGCGATATTCTCCGAGGTGTCAAACTGCAACACGACGCGATCCACGCGGTTGAGGGTGTTGTCTGCTTCGGGGACGGTCAAGACGTTCTCTTCCCGGCTGCACACGGATACGCCTTTAAAGTCGTCGTAATTGATCCATGCAAGGCCGGGCGCAACGGTGATCTGCCGGGTACCGGTGTTACTGACAGCAAAGTTGGTCTCTTTGGAGTAGACGCCGGATGTGCGGGTGCACAGGTAGGTGGCCACGTCCTCGGCGCTGTAAACCACGCCGTTCAGCGGATATGTGATAATGCTCATTGTTTCCTCCTGATGATCGGGGTGCCGATCTCTGTGCTGACCGAGTTTTCACCTTTTTGGGAGCTCAGGGTCACAGAGGTAATGCGGGCAGCGGCCTGAATGTCCGTTCCGGGCAGGCTGGCCTCCACCACCATGCCCACCGTGATGCTGCCGGTGGGGGTGAAGCGGAAGTTTTCCAGCCGGGTATGTTTGGCAAGCTCCTGCTCGCCCTGTGCGCGCAGGGCGGCAAGATAGTCCGCCTGAGACTGGCCGCCTTCCTTCTTTTTGCTGGTAGCATCCACGATCAGCTCCCGCCGGGCAGAGCCGGTGTTCTCCGCTGCACCCACGGTGGCGGTGCCTTCCGCGCCAACGACCACGCACACATTTTTATAGCCCGTGATGCTCTCGGTATAGGTCAGGTCGGTCAGGTTGCCGTACTGCGGCGCATACCGGGCGTTCGGGTCGAGTTTTGGCCGGAACAGCTCAAACAGCAGTTTCGCTTTCGGCTGATCGAACCGCACCCGGAAGCCGATGTCCAGCTCCTGACACACCTGTTCGGCCAGCTTCAGCAGGCTGCCGGGCTTGACCTCGCCGCTGTAGGTGTCCGTCAGTCCTGCAGCATCGCCCAGTTCAAGGCAGGGCCACGCGGCAGCCCTGGATACCAGACTTCGCAACGTTTCCTCTGCGGCAAAATTGCTCAGGGTGTCCGTGTGACCGCGTTCATCCAGAATGCAGGCGGCGTCTTTTGCGGCGATCACCAGCTTGTGGTCGGATTTCTGGGCCGACACGATGCGCATGAGCCGGTCGCTGCCCACCAGCCAAAGATACCGGTCCGGGCGGCACAGCGCCTGCAAAGCGGTCGTGTCGTGCAGCTCCAGCTGTGCACCCTGGGTGTCGCTATAGACGTTGTAGCGTTCCGGCCAGACCAGCGAGACCCAGCTTTCAATGCGGCCCAGCAGATTGAGCCGGATATCATAGACGCAGATGCTCTTGTGCCCGGATGCTGTCAGTGCAGAAATGATCTCAACCATTGGAACCCTCCGTGATGATGGTGGAATACGCTGCGTGCATGGTCAGCGTCAGGAAAAGCCAGCCGTCACCGGATTCTGCGGTGCGCTGCCATGCCTGCACACCGTGATACACCGTCCAAAGGGTACTGCTTCCGTCAAGGATGGAGAGCACGTCGTAGGCTTTGCCGTCAATGAGCTGCTGGACCCGCAGCAGGTCGTTTTCGCGGTAGACCTGCAGCTCGTCGCCGTCCTGCAGGGTCGTAACAAAGCGCAGGTATTCGCCCGTTTCCGGGTTAAGGACGCCGGGATTGACCACGGGCCCTCTGGCCGACAGTGAAAGCCGAAAGTTCTGGGTATCCAGACCGCTGTTGACGATGCGGATATAATCGCCCTGCTCCAGGATGCCGAACTGGTGCGCGTCGTAGCACACCGGCAGGCGGAACACAGGTGTCACCTTGATGGTCGCGGCCAGCGTTCCCTCTACACTGTTCCAATAGGGGTTGGGGCAGTACAGCTGAAAGCTGAAGGTGGGCCAGAGCAGCGCCGCACTGATGGCCGGACAGCGCTGCACCTCGGCGTCACACCAGTATTTCCCGGCCACGGTGAAACGCCCGGTCACGCCCGGCGCAAACACGTCCCGCAGCTGACGCTTGCAGTAATCGGCATTGCGCAGGATACGCCCGGTGATGGTGCGGGTGACGCCGGAAATGCTGCGGCTCTCCACAGGAGCACCCACCTGCTGATAACCCTGACTGGTTTCCAGATCCACGGGCAGGCCGCCCAGCGGGTCACAGCTCCACAGCACGCTGGCCTTGTAGCCAAAGGCAAAGCTCTGTCCGGTGCTGGAGGTAAAAACAGCGTCAAACACCCTGCAGCACCGCCCTTTCCTGCTCATACTGTGCTTCGCGCATCAGGTCCGCCGCCGTCTGCGCCTTGCTGTATATGTACTGGTTCACTTCGATATTGGGCCGCTGGGTGCGCTGGGGCAGCGGAGCTTTCTTCTCGTAGTCCCACAGGCTGCTGGAAGCCTCGGTGATGGTGCTGCCTGCGGCGCTGCTGGAAGAGCTGCCCGTGCCGGGTGTGCTCTTTTTCTTGAAGGCACCGCCGAGCGATGCAACGATGCCCGCGATGACGGCAGCAAGGGCTACGCCCGCTGCGATCATCAGCAGAGCCTGCGGAGTGCCAAAGCCAGTAGGGAACAGCGCCATGCCGATGGATTGCAGCATTGCCACGAACGCACCGCCGATGGCACCGATCAGGCCGCCCAGCGAAGCCAGGATCTCCGGGAACGCAGAGATCAGACCGCCCTGCAGGCCCTTGCTGATGGCGAGCGCTGCCGCACTCAACGGACCCTGCAGACCGCCGAAAATGTCCAGCAGTGTGCTGCCCAGGCCGGAAAACTGGCTGACCACATCTCCAAAGCCGCCGGTCAGGCCGTCGAAGATCTGGGTGCCGAGGTCCCACGCGCCATTGGCCAGCTGGCTGATGCCCTCGCCCAGAAAACCGTTGACCTGCTGGATCAGATTCTTGCCGAAGTCATCGATCAGCAGCTTGGTCTCCGGTGCAAGACCGTTGTACAGGGTGGAAAGGACCCACTGCCCGACGCTGAGCCAGTCCTGACTCTTCACGGCTTTGTACAACGTGCCGAAGGTGCCCAGCACGCCCTTGTCGGCCTCGTCCTGCCAGCCCTTTACAAGGCCAGAAAAACTGTCGGCACTGGCCTTCTTGATGGTCTCGGCCACCTGTTCGGTGCCGTCGGCGGCAACGTTCTTGACCCGCTCGACCACCACAAGGGCACCGTCCACCACCTCATTGAAGGTCTCGGTGATCACCTTTTTGGTGGTCTCGGTGCCGTCGGTCAGTGTTTCCTTGATGGTTTTGGTGCTGGTAGCAATGCCGTTTACCACTGTGTCAAAGGTCGATGTGACCGAATTGGCCATCTCCCGCACCGTATCCATGGTCTGCTGCACGGTCTTTTTGCCATCGGCAGCAATGCTGGTAACGGTTTTGATATCCTTCAGCACACCGTTCACCAGCTGACGGCTGGTCTCGGTGATGGTTTGCTTCTGCTGCTTCTGACCGTTGGAAAGCACCTCGTTGGTGGTTTGGGTAGTACGGGTGATATTGCCCAGCACCTCGGTCACAGTGTCGGAGTAAGAGTTGACAACGGATGCAGCGGTCTTTGCCGCTGTGCCCGCTGCTTTCCCTGCGGCGGCTGCCGCATTGCCAGACTTGGTATAGGCCGGGATAGCGATATCCGCCACGGTCTGGGCGCTGTCGGCAAGGCTGGTGTTGGCGGAGGTCCAGTCGGCCAGTTCGTCACGGCTGGCAACATCGGCGATGGTAAAACCGGCAGTAGCTGCGGTAGCGATATCCGCCACTTTACCCTTGCCGGTCAGGCCGTTGATGAAGCTCTGAATCAGATTCTTGCCCCACTGAACCGCCTGCGAGGGCAGGCTCTTGATCCATGCCAGGGCGCTGGAAAAACCGCCCTTGAATGCAGCCAGCATGGAAGAGCCCATGCTCCTGACGCCGCTTGCCACGCCGGTGAGGATGTTCTTGCCGATGTTCAGCCAATTCACTGCAGAAATGACCGAAAGCACCGCCTGCAGGATCTTCTTCCAGTTGGCCAGCAGGTCGGGCACAGCCTTTACGATACCCACGCCCAGCTGCACCACCAGTGAGACGCCCTCTGCAAGGAGCTTCGGCATATTGTCGTTAATGATGCCGCAGATATTGATGATGATATCCGGCACATAGGCGATGAGATCTGGCAGGCCCGCGATCAGGCCGTTGGCCAGCTGGGTGATCATGTCCAGACCGGCGTTCACGAACTCCCCGGCATTTTCCCGCAGGTTTTCCGTAAAGGAAAGCAGCTGCGGCAGAGCATTCGCCAGAAAATCCGGGATGCCTTGTGTGAAGCCCTGCGCCAGAGAGCCGAGAAGCTCAGTGCCGGTCTGCACCACTTCGGGCACAAGGCCGTAAATGACCTGCGGGATGCCCTGCAGCACGTTGCCGATCATGGGCAGCAGGTTGCCCACAAGGTAGGTCCGGGCCGTGTCCGTCAGTGCCTGCAGGGGTGCCGTCAGGTCTGCGCCGGTGCTCCAATTGCCCAACACGTTCTGCGCCGCTGCCTTCATAGCCGCAAAGCTGCCGGTCAGGGTCGTTGCAGCTTCTCTCGCCGTTGTGCCGGTAATGTCCATCTCCCGCTGAATCACATGGATGGCGCTGTACATGTCGGCCAGATTGCCCAGATCATAATGGACGCCGGAGATCTTCTCGGCATCGATCAGCAGACGCTGCATCTCGGCCTGCGTGCCGCCATAGCCCAGCTTGAGGTTATCCAGCATGGTATAGTTCTGCTTGGCAAAGCCCTGATAGGCATTCTGGATATCCTGCATATCCGTGCCCATTTTGTTGGCGTTGTCGGCCATATCCACCATGGCCATGTTGGCAAGCTGGGCGGCGGCATTGGTATCCTTGCTCACGCTGGAAAGCAGGCTGGCCGCAAAGCTGGTGGTCTGCTCCATGTAGTCGTTGGCGGAGAGGCCCACGGTCTGGTACGCCTGTGCGGCATACTGCTTGACGGTATCGGCACTGTCCTTGAACAGCGTCTCGATGCCGCCGATGCTCTGCTGCAGGGCACCGCCCATGTCGATGGAATCCTTGATGATTTTGCCGATGCCAGCGGCGGCAAGCACTTTTTTGATAGTGCCGACCAGCTGGGCACCAATGCTCTGGCCAACCTTTGCGCCTAAGCCGTCCGTTTCTTCGTCAAAAACGTCAGTCAGTGCAGCCCGGATGCCATCTGCCGACGGCACGATCTGCACATAGGCTTTTGCCATCTCGATTTTGTCCGGCATCTCCATCAACCTCCTTTCAGCGCAGCAATGGCCGCTTCAAATTCTTCCGGGCTGGCAAAGCTCTGCACATCCTCCGTGTCGCTGCCGGAGCCCGTGCCGGTCAGAGCTTCCAGAATAGACTTGGGCGGCCTGCCGGGCTTGCCCAGCAGCCACCACTCGATGCGGTTCAGCGTGTCGGCAGCAGATGCCTGCAGCTGATCTTCTATAGGCACCCGCTGCCCGGCCAGCCGCAGCATACTGCGGCTGCTCTCCGGCAGACCTGCAGCAAGGGTGGCCGCCAGACGCGGCGGCAGGCTGCGCCAGTCCAGAACGTGGTAATACTGCGCAAAATCGCAGATCAGCGCGTCCTCGTCCGATGCGATCAGTTCGGAGAGGATGCAGAGTTTTTTCCTGCGGAAAAGCTGCGGATCAGTTCACCGATCGCTGCACCAAAGGCAGCCACCGGCACGCGGCCCTTGGCGTCACGCAGGTGGTCGTAGAGCTTCTTCTTGCCTTCCTTGCCAAGCAGGCGGTCCGCCACATAGAACAGCTTGGTACCGTCCGTGTCCATTTCCACGATGGCCTCCACCAGCTCCACATCGTTCATGGCTTCATCGTCCAGCTCGATCTCAAAACCGGATTCCGTTTTTGCAATCATGCCTTTACCTCCTTATTGTCTGCGGTGCTCTCGGCGGCAGACTGGGTGGCGGCAGTGCCGCCCAGAATGTACTCGTAGTGGGTGTTACCCTCGGTGTCCGGCACCGCGGTGATGGTGGTGCTGTAGCCCACCGCACCGTTGGAATAGACGATATCGCCCACGGCAGACACTGCCGCATCCGGGATCACGATGCGCTTGAGCACGTTGTTCTTCATTACCATGTCCACGACCCAGCTGCAGTCCTGCTGTTCGTCGCTGTTGGCCTTGACCGTGATGCCGGTCTCCAGTGTGCCGGCAACGTTCTTATCGCCGTAGACAGACTTGAGCACCGCCGGGTTCAGGGCTTCCAGCAGGGTGTAGGCGAAGGTGTCCGGCTTTTCGGTCTGCTGGGTCAGCACGGTATCACCGCCCCATGCCGTGGTGTTCTCGCTGCTGGGAGAGTTCGAGTTGGTCAGGCCGTCACTGGAAATGTAGCCCAGCGATTCAAAGGCTTCGTTCAGTTTGGACTTTGCATCCGTGGGCAGCGGGGTGCCCAGAGGTGCGCGCCAGACGGCACCGCCCACCTTGGGCTTTGCGGCGCTTACATTTTTTGCATCCATAGAGATACTTCCTTTCGTCAGTAATGTGTAATAGAAAAGACGGCCTGATATCTTGGCCGTTTGCGGGTGGTATCCGGGAAATTGTACTCAGTGACAAGGTCGCAGGAGACGATTTCCGGCAGAGTGTCGGCGTCCAGCATAGCCTGCACCACAAAATGGCTCAGCTGAGCGGCAGAAAAATCGCTGCTGCCGTAGGACTGCACCGCCAGCATGGCCGTGTAAATGCCTTCGTCCGGGCTGTCACCGGTCTTTTCGAGGATACAAAAATTGCCGGAGGGCTTCCCCGGCATGGACATGTAGCAGGAAAAGGCATTTTCCCGCAGGTAGTTCAAGATGACTTCTTCGATCATTTCTTTCTCTGGTAGCTCCTCACTGTGATGACACGCCCATCTTTCAGGCGGCGCTTGTGTTCATGCACTGTTGCGCCGCTGCGGCTGCCGGAGACGGCTTTCAACAGGGTGTTGTTGGCCGAGTTGTCGTCATAGGCCTTGCGGGAAGCGGTCTCCACAACAGCCACGGCGCGGGTGGGGGCCACATAGGATTCGTAGCCATCGCCGCAACGGTCCTTCACGGTGTCGGCACGGTCTTTCAGTACCGCCTGCATTTCAGGGCAGCGCAGCAGCGCCCGGATGCCGGGGCTGTTCAGCTCGATCTTCACCTTACTCAAACTGCACCACCTGCACCTTCTTGTTCCATCGCAGCGGGATCATGCTCTCGATGCCCTGCACAACACCGCCGCAGGTGCGGAAGGTCTGACCGAAGAACTCCACCTTTGCGTCCGCCCAGTCGTGGGTGTCGCCCTTGGGGATGGCCAGCGTATAGGCCAGTCGCCGGCCGGTGAGCTGCAGTTCGGTGGTGATCTCCTCGGCAGAGGGTTCACCCACCAGCACATTGTGCACGGTGACAGGCGTTTCCTCATAAATGGGGTCGTGGAAGCGATCCTCGCCGGTCTGGGTCTTGGAATAGAGGGTGATGTCGATTCCTTTCAGCATAAGTCCTCCAGAGGGCTGCGGGCACCGATGCGGCTGCCGACGCCCAGCAGCTTCTTTTCCAGCTTGGAAAGATACAGCTCACCGGCAGAGCCTCCGCTCATGGTCCAGCTCTGGCTGTAACCCAGCGCCGTGGCGGTGCCCTGCGTGGAGCCCACGGGAAAGGATACGCCGCCCTCGCTGTCGCTCTCGCCCAGCTGCCGGCGCACCATCCGGCAGGAGACCACCCGCTTGGCGTCTTCGCCTGCATCCGGGTTGTAGCTGTCGATGATCACGGCGGCTTCGCTCAGCAGGGCAGCGCACTGTGTCTGTTCGTCTCGGGACAAGGCGCGAAAACCTGCTTCCACGTCCTGCACTTCAGCATAAAGCATGGCGGCACCTCACTTCGCTTTGGCCTTGCGAACGGTTTTGGGCTTTTCAGCCGCAGCGGCTGCGGGAGGATCCCGCGCTACCTGCTTATGGCCTGCGGCAGCATACTCTGCCGCGCGCTCCTCAGCCACGTACATGACCGTGCCGGTCAGCTGATTGATGAACTTCACCATCAGCCCGCCGCCTTGGTCAGCTTGTTGAACACGGTGGTGTCGCAGCGGAAACCCACCTCGATCTCGGCACGCACGGCAAACATGTTCTGCTGGAACAGGTTAATGGTGGTCTCGCCATCCTGCAGCGTTGCCTGATCTGCGATGGCAATCTGCACGCCCTCCACAGTGCCGTACATTGCCTGCGTCCAGTCACCGGCAAAGCCAACCACATTGGGGGTGCCGGAGAGGTAAGCGCCCTTGCTCTGCAGGGTGCGGGAGCCAAGGATCATAGGCACAGCGCCCTCGGCCACGCTGTTGATGAACAGCGGGCGCTTGTTGGCGTCCACAGCATTCAGCAGCAGCGCCTTGCCCTTGGGGGACAGCACCCAGCCGTTCAGGATGCCGTTGTGGTCGGCGATGTCTGCATCTGCAGCCACCAGACCGGCATAGGCGTCGGTTCCGATCTCCTGCGCGGTGCAGCTCTTCAGAGTGTCAAAGTTGGAACCGGGCGCGGTGACGCCGCCGAACACAGTAGCGTCGAATTTCTGTGCCAGAGCCAGCGGCAGACGGCTCACCAGCTGCTTGTACAGTGCGGGCACATCGCGGCGGAACTGGTTGGAGAAGGGCACGATCACAGCCAGCGTGTAGGGCTGCATGATCTTGGTGTCCAGTGTGCCGCGCTTGACCGGCTTCTTTGCGGTCTCCGCCACCCATGCGGCTTCCGGGTCGCCGGTGATAACAGGAATGGTCACGCCCAGACCCGGCAGCTTGATCGGCTGGGCCAGAGACATGACAGCGGAGCTTTCCTGCGTTTTCTGCAGGATCTCGCTGGATACCTCGCCGGGCAGGGCAATAGAGGTGGTACGGTTGATATCAGTCGCCATAAAAATACTCCTTTGTTACTTGGTCACCTGCGCAAACCAGTCTGCAAACTGCTCGCTGGTAGAGCCGGTGGGGGTGTGATGCGGGTCTCCGCCATCCCTGACGTCAGGGTACCCGGGCTGGGCATCGCCAAAGGCCCACGGGTTTGCCTTGGCGGCTTCGTCCAGCGCCTTGCCGATGTCGGTGCTGCGGTCGGCAGAGCCTTTCAGGGCGTCCAGATCCAGCAAAGCCCGCACTGCTTTGACGCTGCGGCCCTTCTTGCTCATGATGGCGGCATTCAGGGCGTTATCGAAGGCAAAGCCCTCGGCCTGCACCTTCATGTCGGCCTTCAGCTTGGTGACCTGTTCCTGCAGGCCTGCCACATCCACGCCTTCAAAGGCTTTCAGGCCGTCCTGCGCGGTCTTGAGCTGAGCGTTTGCGTTGTCCAGCTGGGCCTGCAGAGCCGTGGCGGCAGACTTCTCCCGGTTGATGTCTGCGCCGTTCTCCTGCATGATCCAGTTCAGCTGTTCATCGGTGATGCCGGGGATCTTGTTCTTCACGTCTTCACGCTTCATGGTGGAAACTCCTTTCGTGTGTGAGACCTCAGTTTTTTACACTGTTCTCTGTCAGTGATCCGGTCGTGGGCGGGATACGCGCCGCCCGCCGCATGGTGCCGTTTGCAGGGATCGAACCTGCCGCTTCCGGCTTTGGAGACCGGCGCTCTTCCAACATGAGCTAAAACGGCATAAAAAAAGCACGGTGCAAAACTGCATCGTGCTTAAAAGTGGGCAAAAGAAAACCACGGTGCATGTGCATCGTGGTTCAATTACTGAATGGGGCGTCCAGCGTTATAAGCCTCTCTTGCTTGATTCAAGCTCATTCTATTTGCTCCACCTGCTAAATCGGGATTGACGAGCTGAACCGGGTCATTTTCCCAATTGCAAACCTCACAGATGTCGTACTCATCCACATGAGCTTTGCCACAAACCGGGCAAAGAGCTTTATTTGTTTCGATCGATTTCTTCATCCCAATAAGCCTCCTTTGTTTCCGGTTTGAAGTACGTTCTGATATTTCCATCAGCAGTCACAACTACAAATTCATTTGTCGAGTAGCAATATTTAGCAATACTTCCATCAGAACGAACAAGTTGAACAATATCTTCGGAAAGTGGAGCATCAGCAAGAGCATTTGCCTTTTCCAGATATCTTCCTTTAGAAATCTCGCCGAACTCAGACAGATGTTTGTCATAATGCTTCTGAAAAAGCTGCTCAGAAACAAACTGCCGAGAACTACTGGTTTTCACTTTTATTGTAGCAGTATTTTCTTCATTTGTCGAGAGCTTTCTCGCCGCATACGCCGCCCTCTTTTGTGCATTGATGCGCTCCCGGTTGGCGGCGTAATCAATGCGGCGCATTTTGTTGATGTCGCCGCCCGCCTCACGATACTGCCGGTAATACTTGTCCGGATCGTACCCGGCCACAGTAGTGTCGGAACGGAACCGCACCGCAAACTCACAGTCGCAGTTGGCGTGGATATGCTCCGCGTGCCCGCCCTTCAGCAGTTTCTGGCTGGCCTTCTGCCAACCATTGGACGCCAGCGTGATGCAGAAGGGGCAGGTGTCACCATGGGGCACCCATGCCCATTCCGCGCCGTCGCGAATGGCGTTTTTCAGGGTGGTGTCTGCACCGGCACGCTTGACAAGGCGGCTGATGCCGTTTGGCAGGTTGGCGGGGTTCTGGTCCTTGGTAGCGCTCACCATGCGGGCCACCTCGCCATAGCTGGCGGTAGCGGCAGGCTCTGCGGCGGGCACATACACGCCCTGCGCCTCGGCCAGTGCTTCATACATCTGGCAGGCCAGCTCTGCGCTGCCTTCACTGTACTTGGTCACCAGCCCGTAGGCGTAGGCCACAAGGCCGTCCGTGTCAGCAATGCCGTGGGCGTCTATATATTCCCGCATGAGCTGCCCGGCTTTCTGGTTCAGCCGGGACAGCCGGGTGATGTACTCATTCCACGTTTTCGCTGAGATCTGCATTTTCCATCTCCATCAGCAGCTTCTGACCGCGCGCCCGCTGCTCCTGCGCCTTGATGCGCCGGATGTCCGCCTGATCAAAGCCGATCATTTCCAGAAAGGTATCCGTTCCGGCAAACTCCTTCCGGGCAGATGCGATTTTGATGGCAGCATCCGCCGTCACGGCCACGCTAGGCATGGCGGGGTTTTTGAAGTGTGCCATGATACCGGTCTCTTCTTCGGTCAGATCAGAAAGCTCACAGCCCCGTGCCACGGCCTGTGCCATGCAGGCAATGGTGCGCAGTGCATCGCCGTTGCCGGTGTTCAGCTGCTGGGCCAGCAGCACCAGTGTCTGGCTCTGGGCAAGGATGGCATCGCTGCTGGTGGGGTTGGCGTCGTTCACCACGCCTACGTCGGTGACGGTCAGGCCGGTGGCCGCTGCAAACTGGGTGGCGGTCATCCGCATCTTTTCCACATGGGGTTGCAGGCTGCCCTGCGCCAGCTGGCCAAACTCCGGATTTTCGCCGGTCTCCGGGTTGGAGGTGGCTGCGATCAGAGCGCCCATGTAGGTCTTGAATTTGTTGGAAACGATGGCGTCGTACTGTTCATCGGTCACGCCGAGAACGTATTTCTGCGGGGTGGTGTCGAACTCCAGCGCAATGGCCGCGTTGGCGGCGGTGCGCACATAATCGTCGATCAGTGCCCGGATGGGGCGCTTCAGGCGGCTGCGGCCAAAGGGCTTGGAGCTGGTGGCGTTCCAGATCATGGGTTCCATCAGCGGTCTGCCCATCTTGTGGTGCTTGCGCTCTGCCGTCCAGAAACTGCCGTTGCCGCGCAGCACAATAACGTCTGCATCGGTGTAGAAATTCACCAGTGTGGGCCGCCAAGTGCCTTCAAAATGTTCATCCTTCACCGTATCAATGATGGTAAGTCCGCAGTCGATGCGGCCCTTCTCGCCGCTCCAGAGGGCTGACGCCATGGCGGGGGAGTGAAATCGCACTCTGCAGCTGATGGATGCATCTGCGGACAGGGTGGCGAATACGCAGCCGTATTTCAGCTCATCCCGGCAAGCCTTGGCATACTGCGCCACAAAGCGGTTGTCTGCCACTAGCTTTGCAAGGCTGTCCAGACTGCCGCCGGTACTCACAAAGCCATCAAACATGGAGCGTGCTGCCAGCACATCCACGGCTTTCTGGCCCCAGCTGCAGCCTACTTCCAGATTGTGCAGCCCCTGCGGCAGAGCAATGCCGAGATTCACATCGTTCAGGGTGATATGCCCCTCATAATACTTATCTTTGGTGGCATTGCGCCCCTGATGGTAGTTGTAAGCGGCGGCAAGGTCAGAAAGCTGCTGCTGTTCTTCCTTTGTCAGGCCTGGCACACGGCCAAAATTCAAAATCTGCATGGCTCTCCTTTCAGCCGATCTTCATTTTGCGGGTGGGGTCGCGGCGGCTGGTCTTGGCACCCCAGAGCGCCAGCGCACAGGCTTCCACCGGCAGGCTGTTGTCTCCGCCAAAGCCGAAGCCGCCCGCGATGGGCCGCTTGACGGCGGTGATGGCGCTTTCATTCAGCACGGTCTGGGGCTTATACCATGTCAGAGTTCCCTCGCTGATGCCGTTGGTGAAGCCGCTGACCGCAGCAATCACGTCCTTTGCGGATGGCCGGATCACCGAGTTCTTTGCCCGCCATGTGTCCTTGATGCGCTCCACCAGCACGTCCACGCCGTTGCGGCCGTCAATGACCACGCAGCTGGCCTTGCCGTACCGGTCGTTCAGCCAGTCGGCCAGCCATGTCAGGCCCTGACCGGCAGGGCGCATTTCCAGCAGCGACACCCGCGCGGGGCCTTCTTTCGGGATCACCGCGCCGCACAGGCAGACGGCGCTGCCGTCGGCGGCAAACTTGATGCCGTAGGCGGTCTTGCCTTCGGGCTTTTCGTCCTCGCTGGCGCAGGCTTCCCATGCGGTGCGGTCGATGGCGTAGTCCAGATGTTCCGTGATCTCCGGGCTCCACCAGCCCAGCCGTTCCCGGGCGAAGGTGTCCGGATCCAGCTGTTCCGCTTCGCCCTCGATGGTGGAGAACTGGATGCGCCGCCCCAATGCCGGGTTTGTGGCTGCCCAGCGTGCCGGGTCCTTCACATCGCCGATCTCCGGCACCGAGAACTCGAACCATGCGGCCTTTTTCGCTTCGCCGTCCAGTGCACGTTTGCGCAGAGCACGGAACACAGTACCCACGGCATCCGGGCCGGGTGGTGTGCCCACGTAGATGGTCTGCGGGTTCAGGCTGGCGGAAATGGCGGGCAGGAAAGACCCCTGCGCGGTCTCGTCCAGCTCCTGTGCCTCGTCAAAGATCAGCAGGTCGCCGTGCTGGCCGCGTCCGCCGTTGCGGGTGCGGGCCAGAAACTTGATGCGGGCACCGCTTTTCAGGATGATCTGCTCCCGGCCCAGCGCCGTTTTGATCTCGGCCACGTGGCGGCGCAGCTTTGGGCTTTCAAAAAAGGCCCGCATTTCCTCAAAGGTCTCGGTGGCGGTTTTCTGCAGGTGGGCGGTGTAAATGACTGTCTCATTGAACAGCAGCATCCCAGCCTCGGAGCGTCCCTGCACCAGCAGACTCTTGCCGTTCTGGCGGGGGACACTGCCGCCTGCTGTAGGCGCTGCCCATTTGCCGGAGACGGTGCGGCTCATCCAGTCGTCCAAAATGTCACTCTGCCACGGATCCAGCACCGTGCCGCCTGCCCGCAGGATGCGCACGGCGTCCTGCCCGTCAGTCGCCGGGTACTCCGGTGCGATACGTGCGGACGGCTCCTGACTTCCCATCATGCTCTCGCTGTGCGAGGATCGCGCCGATCTCGTCCGTGTCATCCTTTGCTCCTTCGATTTCTTCAATTTCCCGGATGGTCTCCCGGTATTGTTTGGTCAGCTGGGGTAGGGCCCGGCAGTCCTTGCAGGCATCAATGCCGGTTGCCAGCACCTTTGCCAGCTGCTTGAGCTGCTCCAGCCGGGTGCCCCGGGCCGTGATGCTTTTCATGGTCGCCATGGGCCAGAAACACCCCTTTCAAATTTTCCCTGTGTGTAAATCGGCGCTGACGGCACTGGGGGTCGCCGAGGGCGAGGGAGGGGTACCCTCCCCACCCTCACCAGCTGCCGTCTGAAACGTGCGGAATCCGCACGATTTTAGCCTGTTTTGGGCCGTTTTCGGCGGTTTTGTTGCCTTTTTGTGCATTGCAGAACCAATGTGCAGCCTGTAGGTTCGACCAATCTTCCGCAGCGGCCCGCGCGGACGGGTAGCCGAACTGTCTCCACTTGGACACAGGCTTGATCTCGTCCACCACAAAGGACAAAGGATGCTGTGCATCAGAAGGCTCATCGTAATGGATTGGCCCGAAACGTCCGTGACAGATGCCGCACTCGCAGCCCATTGCACGCAGCCGCGCACGGTGCTTGCGCCGCAGCTGGCCGTTGGCATAGCGCGGATTGCCCATGCTGCACACCTCCCGCTTCATGGTCTGGCTGTAAAAGAAAAGCCCGCACAGATTTGTGCAGGCTGGATGCTTCCTGCGCCTTTCCGGCACACCCCGGGGCTTTTTTCAGGGGCGGGGTATCTGTCCAGAAGGGGCAGGGTATAAAAAGACCCTGGGGCGCTTCGCAGGCCCGGGGGTATCAAAAAGCCGCCCTGAAGATCCGAACGGCGGGATATAACAAAGAAACCCGGCTGGTACATTCAGGCTGTTGGTCGGGAAAGGTGATCCTCTGTGTCAGCCGGGCAGCACAAAGCCCGCAGGGATGAAGGGAGTAAGTCTTTCCTGCGGGCTTCGGCATTTTAAATTTTAGCAGGGGTTGACAGTATTATCAAGTCCGGTTCGCTCCGGTTCAGTCCGGACTTTTGATATCCAGTCTTTTTATGGCCGCGCTGTGGCGCTGGAACATCTGGCTGCGAGAAATGCGGACGATGACCGCGATGTCCGGCCAGTCCTCCAGCAGGATGTACCGCCGGAACAGGATCATGAAATCCACCTCATCGTCCAGCTGGCGGAACACCTCCATGATCTCGGCCCGGATGTCGTCGCACACGGCAGACTGCGCCTCAGCGGCCCGGCGGGCCTCGTCGATGCGTTCCACATTGCGGGGCAGAGCCTGTCCGTCGCCGCTGCCGCCCGGCACAGGGGAAAAGCGCTGGGTGGTGTGGGTGGCGTCGGTCTGCAGCGTGGCCAGCTCGTCAAGTTTGAGCAGCTCAAACCGCTTGGCCGTCCGGTACCGCCAGAGCCATGCCTTTTTCTCTTCGTAAGTCAAATTGGTTGCTCCTTTCTATGGAGGGTATGGAGGATAGGAAGCTATTTCTGAAAACTCCCTAGATGTAACAAAAAATATATAGTAAAAAGTCTGGGAAACGCCCTTCCTGCTTCCATACCCTCCATACGCTCAGTTTTTCAGGCGGGTCTGCTCATAGAGAGGACGGCTTCTGGCTGGTGCAACAGATGGATCGGTGCCGCGGCCAAGCGCCATACAGCGCATTCCTTCGTCCGAGAGGGCCATGTCTACATATTCGTTGTAGTACATGCCCTTGCGGATCTCGTAGTGCTTCTTCACCTCCATGCCGAACTGCTTGTTGGCCATGCGCCATTTTTCGTTGTTCTCGCTGCACCAGTTCAGGTAGGTGCGGAACAGCACGCTGGCCTGCACGGTGCTGCCCTCGGCGGGCTCGGTGCAGTCGGCCAGAAAGGCCGCGATGCGGTCCTGATCCTGCTTGTAGGCGCTCACGGCGCTGTCCACGGCAGCACAGGCGGGCAGGCCGTGCCGCCTGCCGCCCTGACTGTTGGCCAGCCATTTCTGCAGGCCGTCCAGCGCCCAGTTGAGGATGCCGGGCAGCTCAGCTTCCAGCTTCTGGGGCAGCAGAATGTCCTGCTTTTCTTCCGGGATGCTCTGGGTGAAGGGCACCAGCCGGATGCGCCGCCAGATGCCTACATCGGTGCCGTGGATCTTGGGCAGGTGGTTGGTGGCTTCCACCAGTTTGAACTCCGGCCGGAACTCAAATTCCTTGCCATACTGGAAGCGGGCGGTGATGGTGTTGCCGCCGGTCATCTGCTTCACAAGGCCTTCGTCCAGCGTTGCGCCCTGATCGCCCTCTTCCAGTGTGACGAAGCGGGCACCTTTCAGGCGGGCCACATCGCTGCGTGCCGCGCCGGAGGAGCGGCTGCGGGTACTGGCGATGGTATCGGCCTGGGCGTTCATGCAGTAGTCGCCCAGCATTTTTGCCAGCGTTTCGAGGAAGGTACTTTTGCCGTTGGCGCCGTCGCCGTACAGGAAAAACATGCACTGCTCCCGGGTGGAGCCGCACAGGCAGTAGCCCACCATCACCTGCAGGTACTCCGCCAGCTGGGCGTCCCCGCCGGTGACGGACTGGATGAAGGCCTCCCACACGGGGGCTTGGGCGGCCGGGTCGTAATCCACCTGCGCCATGCGGGTGATGTAGCGGGCCCGGTCGTGGGGTACAAGCTCCCGGCGGGCAAGGTTCAGGATGCCGTTGCGCAGGTTCAGCAGGCCCTTGTTCCGGTCGAACTGCTCCGGCAGCATGGGGATGCCGGGCAGGTGCTGGGCTTCTTTCAGGAAGGCTTCTTTGCTGCGGCTGGAACGGCTCTTCTGCACATGGCGGCGCAGTGCCCCGGCGGTGTTGATATCCCGGATGCCGAAGCAGGCCTTGTCCATCTGGTCCAGCATCTCATCTGCAAGGCCCTTGATGGTGGCAAGGTCGTCCCGCTTCCAGCGGGCGCCGTCCCACACCATCCAGCATTTGTCGGTGGGGTTGTACCGCACCCGGTCGGCGTACCGGTCGCGGAAGCGGCGGGCGTTGCCGGTGTCGTCCAGCGAGTAGGTCCTGACGCCGGGGGCGGGTGCGGCGGCGGGCGACTGCGTACCGTACTTGACGTTCAGGGCGCGGAGGGCTTCGTCCTGATCGGCGAAGGGCGTTTTGTCCGGCTCCGGCGAGGGAGTGTACACCTCCTGACAGTCACTGACGGCCCGTTCCAGCGTCCAGCGGCCATAGGTCTTGGCACCGCGCCGTTCATCCCACTTGGGGCGCATGAGACCGGAAGTGCGGAACACATGATCCATGCGCTCCACATCGGCACCAAACCAGAAGGCCAGCAGGTTGCAGAAGCTGAGGTCGGCTTCGCTGTGGCTGTTGTAGTAGGCCTGCCAGTCTCCGGCATACAGGGCAGCAAAGCGCTCACCGTCCCGGGCAGCGCAGGCGGTGCGCAGCAGCTCTTCGTCGGAGCGGTCCACCTTCTGCCACACGCCGGCAGGCGCAGGCACCCAGGGCGCTTCCGGCTTTGCCAGATACTTTGCGTGCACGGCGGCGCACTGGGCGGTGCGTTCTTCGATGGCAAGATCGTTCAGCGCTTTGCCGGTGACGGTGAAGTACCGCCCGCCATCGTACATTTCCAGCCCGATGCTGCTTTTGCGGCAGGCACCGGCCGGCTTTTGGCCGGTGAACAGCAGGTGCACACCGGTGCCGCTGGGGCTTTCCTCGGCGTAGGTCTGCATCCCGTCGATGATCTCCCGGGCCATGTCCGAGAGGGCACCGGTGTCCGGGTCCCGGCAATGGTCGATGTCGATGCCGCACAGCCCATCGCCCAAAAGCACCCCGACGCCGCGCAGACCAAAGCGGGAGACTGCGGCCTGTGCCGCTTCCAGCGTGCCCCATGTGGCGGGGTCGTTGGGCTTTGCATTCTGCCCGGTGGCGGGGTTGATGGGCGCTTTGGCAGCATCGAAGCAGACCCAGCGGCGGCTCTCTTTCAGAGCCTGCGGGAATTGTTCGAGCATGCGCACCTCCTGTTAGTTAAAAGGAAAATCATCCGGCTCGTCCACCGGGATGAGATCATCCTGCGCGGCGGGCTGTGCCGGGGGCTTGAGGTAGTCGGCCACATTGCCCATGCCCAGATACCGGTCCACATAGGTCATGGTGTACTGCGGGTTCTTGCGGTCGGGGCGCACATCGATGACGCACATGTGCCCCGGGAACAGGGGCAGGGCTTTTTCCAGCTCGCTCAGTTTGGTGAGGGGCAGCTGGATCATCTGCAGAAAGCCCTTGAAGAAGGGCAGACCGTTCTTGCTCAGACCGTAGCTGGTAAAGGCATAGCGGCCTTTGTACGGCCCCTCGGTCACGATGAAGGACACGCTCAGGGCAATGCCGCCGCCGGTACGGGCAACGATCTTGGCCTCTTTCAGGATGGCGTTGTAGCGGCCTGCGGGCACGCCGCTGCCGCCGGTCTGGGCGCTGGCGGATTCAAATTCGCCGTCCAGAGCGGCGAGGGCAGATGCATAGTTCAGTTCAGACATGGTAATTACTCCTTTTCTGTGATGTTCATTTTCCTGTACAGCGTCCGGCGCTGCTTGTGCTGCACCAGAAGCTGCGGGGTCTTTTCGTCCACAAGGTCGATCACAAGGGCCTCGGTCTTGCCGGGTGCGGGGCGCTGGATGCGGCCGATGCTCTGCTGCACGATGACCTTGTTGCGGGTGGGTGTTGCCAGCACAAGGCGGTCCAGACAGGGAATGTCCAGTCCTTCCTTTGCCAGCTGATAGGTGGCGAACAGGATGCGGGCCTGCCCGGCTTTCATGCGGGCGAGGGCAGCTGTGCGCTCTGCTTTTTTGGTGGCGCCGCAGACAAACTCGGCGGCAAGGCCCAGGCTGAGCGCGTAGGTGTGCAGCCGTTCCAGAATGGCGAGGGACGCTGCCAGCACCAGCCAGCTGCTGCCCTCGGTGACGGCACGGTCGATGACGCCTTCCACCGTCTGCATCCGGTCGGCATCGGTGGCCATGCAGCGCATCAGGCGCACATAGTCGATGGGGCTTTCATTGGCGCGGGGCGTATAGACGAAGCGGGTGGGCACCGTTTCGACCCGGGGCGTGATGGTGATCTGTTCCAGCTGCTGCGGTTCGATGACCGCCACGCGGGGGCCCAGCACCTGAAAGATGGTCTCGCTCAGGCCGTCGCTGCGGGTGTCGCTGGCGGTCAGGCCAAAGCGCCAGCGGGCGGGCAGGCATTTGAGCACCGCCGCAAACATGCTGGCCTGCTCCGGGTTGTTGACAACATGGTGGCATTCGTCCACGATCACCACGCCCACGGTGCGGGCAAGCTCGTCCAGCTCCATGCGGTACAGGCTCTGCACGGTGGCGATGGTCAGCTTGGTGCCGCAGCGCTTGTGTGCGCCGGAGATGATGGAAACCTCCCGCTCATCCAGCCCCAGACGCAGCTGCGCCCGCTCCTTGGCCTGCTGCGCCAGATCCAGCGTGTGGGTGATCCAGAGCGCGGGTCTGCCCAGATGAGCGATGACCGCCATGCCGATCTCGGTCTTTCCCGCGCCACAGGGGGCGATCAGCACCCCCTGATGCCACTGGCAGGAGAGAGCCGCGTTCACGGCTTTCTGCTGATATCCCCGCAAGGTGAAGCGGGAAGTGTCAAAGGTCAGCGGCTCACCTTTGAGGGTCTTGTCCCGGGCGGTGGTTCCGGCCGGCTTTTCCCGCCAGACCTCCTCTGCCATACCCCGCGGCAGGGTGAGGGCGTTGCCGCGGATCTCGTACAGCATCACGGTCTCCGGGATGTTGTAGGTGGGTCTGCCCAGCCGCAGGGCGTTCGTGTACTTGGGGTTCGGCACGGTCAGCTCCCGGATAAGCTTGTGCAGCAGCGGCGTCGGCACGTCCTGCAGGTGCAGTTCGCCGTCCAGTGTGTAGATCACGGGTGCACCACCTCCAAAACGTTCAGGATGTCGGTGGGCAGGTTTTCCAGCTTCACGCTGCCGCGCTCGCCACTTTCGATGCGGTCGCGGATGTAATACCACGGGAAGTAGCAGTCCACGGCAGGGCTGTCCCGGCGCACCGCCACCACCGCAATGCCGCCGGCATCCTCCTTGCGGGAGAGATTCTCCACCTCATTGGGGCGGAAGGCCGAAAAGGGCAGGCTGCCTTTGGCGATGTGCTTGCACTCGATGCCCCAGCTGCGGCCGTCAATGGTGGCCTCGATGTCGTAGGGCTGCCCGGAATAGTCAGCAGGCCAGCCCCTGCACCAGACCTTTGGGATGCCGCAGAGGATGTCCAGCAGGTCATTCTGCCAGACCTTGCCCCGGGCGTTGCGGGCCTGCTGCAACCGGTCCTTTTTCTGGCGGGTGCGGGTATCACTGGGGCGCATGGGCGGTCTCCTTTTCCTTCTCAGCGGCACGGCGGGCTTTTTCGAGCTTGACTGCGCAGGCCGCGCACAGGCACTTGCCATAGGTCTTGCGGGTGTAATCGGCCAGCTGGTCAATGGTCATTTTGCTGGTGGCCGATACCAGCCGCCCGCACTCCTCGCAGCGGGTCGGCTCCTTGCCGTCGTTGGCCCACTCGGCCAGCTGTTTGCCCAGATCCGAGGTGATGACCGCCCCGAAGCCGTCCAGAAAGGTCACATCCTTGCTGGTGGTGGCAATGTGGTCCCGTCCGATGGTGAACATGATGTCAAATTCATACTCCACATCGTCCCGCTGCACCGGAGCAAGACCCACTTTTACCGGCACCTGCTTGCCGCGGTCGTTCTCGGTGAGGACATAATCCTGCTTGACCCGCAGGGTGCAGATGGTGTGGCAGTTGACCGACAGCAGGTAGTTGATGAAATCGTTCTGGATGCGTCCGGCCTCGTCCCACGCGGTGTAACTGTTCTTGCCGGGTTTCGCAGCGATGTCGGCCTTGATCTCCAGCACGCCGCCCGCATTGCTCCATGCATGGGAAAGGCTGTCCACGATGACCACGCCGCCCGGGCCGACCTGCTTCACGGCGGCATCCACGCATTCCTTGTAATGCTCCGGAGAGTAGGGCGCTTTCAGCTCGATGTACCAGAACTCGCCGACGCCCAGATCTGTGCGGTTGGCGTACAGCTCGCCGCGCCGGTGCTCAGTATCGATGAGACAGACCTTTGAGAAATCGCCGCAGGTCAGGCCGGAGGCCAGCAGCAGGGCACCCAGCGTTTTGCCGCCGCCGGACACACCGGCCAGCGCAATGCGCAGCTTGGATTTTTCGCGGGTCGCACGGGTAACTTCAACCATAAAAATACCTCCTTAGTGTTTCTGCGGGGTGAAATGTTTCACGGCGTCCAGAACGTCCTGCGGGACATTTCCCGCGTTGTCGCAGAGCCAGAACAGGCCGTGGGTGTCTTCGTCTTTCCAGCAGGCGATGCCGGCCTCCGTATCCAGAAAGCCGAGGTTCGCACCGGCCTGTACCACGGCAAAAGCGTCCAGAGGGAACGCTGCGGCCCGGTCGTCTGCGCCGTACTGGATCAGGGCATCTGTGGCGGTGCACAGCGGCAGGCAGGCCATGCCGGTCTCATAATTGCCGGTGGTGTAGCGGCTGATATCGATGGTGCGGTCGTCCTCGGGGATGTCCTGCGGGTCGCAGCCCTTGACCACCCACTTGGATTCGCCGATTTTGGGCATGTCCGCCAGCCATGTGACGATCTGGCCTGCGATCTCGCCGGGGCAGTTTTCCTTCGGGATCAGCAGCGCCCAGCCCGCGCCGGTGATGAAAAAGGAATCCCACAGCCCGCGGTGCTCGGTGCGCTGGATCTTCACGCCGCCGCCCCGCCAGCTCTGCTTCATCAGTTTGAGCAATGCTTTTGTGTCAAATCTCATTCAAACAACGCCTCCCGTTCTGCGTCCTCCACACTGCCCTCCGCAGTAGGGTTGATGGTGGTATCTTCTTCCAGTGATTCACGAATTTCATCGCACACCTGATAGATCGGTGCGGCCATGCGGGCCAGTGGGGTGCCGGTGGTGCTGGCAAGGCCGAACCAGCCCAGATACATGCTGCGCATGGAATCGGCGATGATCTTTGCCTGCTGGGCACAGGACTGCTCCGGCGCAAGAAAACCGTCTGCATCCTGCTGCAGCTTCTGGTATCTGGCTTCGGCTTCACGAGTCCGGCGCTGAGCGTCCTCGATCTGTCTGCGGGCCTGCGCCTTTGCTTCGGCGGCAAGGGCATCCGCCTGCCGCCGGACTTCTTCCGGGTCAGTCACGCCCACAATGGGCTGCTTTTTGAGGGCATCCTCGGCGTTCTTGGCCCGGGCTTCGGCCTTGCTCTGCATCTTCCATGCTTCCTCTTCGCGGGCTTCGGCGGCGTCCAACCGATTTCTGAGCTGATCGTTCTGTTCTGTCAGACCTTTAATGTCGGCATTTGCGGCTTCCAGCTGAGCATTGGCGGTATTCATTGCGTCCCGCGACTCCTGCTCTTGAATGCAGGCGCTCTTCAATCTGGCCTGCGTTTCGTTCAGTTTGTACTCTTTGGCCTTGAGCTGGGCTAAAAGCTCCTGCACCCGCTGGCTGTCTCCGGCGGCTGCGGTGAGCTGTTCGGCGCAGCCGGAGCGGGCAATCAGGTTCAAGTCTTTGCGGGAGATGGACGGCAGTAATTTTAAATCCGCAACAGTTGCGGATTTAAAAGCATCTCCGTTCTGGGTCATTGTCCGGGCGCTGCCCTCGCTCATGCCCTTGCTCTCATACCACTTTGTCCATGTACCGCCGCCATAGCGGCCAGCCTTGGCCGTCAGTGCGTGCATTTTGGCAACGTAGATGCAGGAAATGAGATATTCATCCTGCGCGGTGCCGTAGTGCAGGTCGAACTGCTGATCGGTCTCCACGGCCTGTTCGGACAGGTCGCCCAGAGCGGAAAAGTCAAAACCGGGCGCCGAAGGCATCGGCGCAGAAGAACCGCCCGCCGATGCGGCAGGGACCGATTCGCAGTTCTGCAGGGATGTCGCGGGGGTCGACGTCTGACATTCTGATTCCTCCTTCATCGGTTCGATGGGCGCGTTCTTGCAGGGCTTGGCATTTTCCAACGCGTCCAGCATTGCGCAGTCGATTTCGTACTCATCCAACGGGGCGAACTCCGCGCCATTGGTCAGAAACGCCTGTGGGGTCAGATGCTTGTCTGCTGCCTTGGCCCGCTCGAATTTCTGCGTCATGAGGTGGCTTCCCTTCCAGAAACTGCCGTCCCAGCGCCAGAAACGGCCGCGGTAACAGGCATAAACCGTCTCGTTGGAAAGTTTGAAACTGATGGTGTAGTCCGTCATACCCGCACCTCCGTGTCCTTGAGGCGGTCCAGCAGCTCAGCCTGCAGGGCCTTGTTCAGGGGCTGCAGGCGGCCGCCGCGCCAGCCGTAGCACAGAAGAGTGCCGCAAAGAACCTCGCCGCGCCAGATGCGGTTCGGCTCCCGGCCTGCGGCACTGTGCATCAGGATGGCAGGCGTGCGGGAGAAATATTTCTGGTCAGCGTGCCCGCCCAACCATGCTTCAATGCCCTGCAGCGTATCCGGCAGGGTGGTGACCACGGGACCTTTGCCCGGTTCGATTAGAATGCCTTTCATGTGTTATCCTCCTTCGTGTACCCATGCTTGAGGCAGAGCTTTTCCAGCTCGTTGTAGTAGATGCCCTGCGAGATTTCGACGCTGGAGAGGTACTCCCGCTGGAATGCATCGGACAGGGCGGAAAGAACTTCCAGCGCCGCCAAAGCCCTGCCAAGGGCGGACGCGATGCTGTCCAGAACGCCGGTGTTGCAGTCCCGGCGGAAGACCCTGTCGGAACAGTAATAGCGGTCGGGCCGGAGCTTGCCGTCGGCAAAGCCCTGCTCCAGTGTGGAAGTACCGGTGGAGATGTCGGCTGCTGCTTTGTTCAGGGCAGCAAGCTGCTCGTAGATCAGCGCGGACTGCCATTCGGGCACGTTTTTGATGTGCTCCAGCAGTGCGTTTTTATTTTTTGCATTCATTTTCTTGTAAAAACCTCCGATTTTATGGTATGATCGGGGTGATGGGGCTTTCAAATTCCATCACCCTTTGGGCTCGTCGGTGTTGGCGCACCGGCGGGCTTTTTGTTTGCCTGCATTTTCAGCAGCATGTACTTGCCGTAGCTCAGACCGGCTTCTTCCGCAGCGCGGACCTCGGCGTGCAGGGCAAAGCTGCTGCGCTCAGCGGCAAGCCCCTGACGCTGGGCCTGCAGTTCTTCATTGCGCCGACGATCCCATTCAAGGCTCAGGGCGTTGGCGTGCTTTTTGCCGCATTCGGGGCAGCGCTGAGCGGAGCGTCCGACATTGTTAAGCACCTTGCCGCAGTCCACGCAGATGCGGGTGTAGGTCTTGAAGTCGCTCATGTTCAGCCAACCTTCCTTCCGCTCTTCACGGTGTTGCGGGGCTGCTGGTGCACCTTCTTGCTCCGCTTTTTCTCCTGATCGGCGGCGTAGAAGCCCAGTCGGGCAAAGAACACCGCCAGCAGGATCAGCACCATGGCTGTGATGAACGCGCCGTCCGAGACGGTGCTGCCGGTCTGGAAGCTGCCCTCCAGCCCCATGCCGTACAGCAGGCCAACGGCCCCGCTGGCCACGGCCAGCCAGTACCAAACGCCAGATTTAATCTTCATCGGTGTCCTCCTTTTCAGGTTCCGTATAAGCAAGGGCATCAATTGTCTTGTGGGTAAGCGTTGCGACACCTGCCAGGCGCATGTCGTTCCTAGTGGGGAAATAGGCGTTCAGAATCTGAGCGGTTGCAGAGGCCAGACAGTCAAGCACTTCCGTGACGTTGCCTTCGGCTCGGATGGTGGATGCTTCGCTGTCGATGTAAAGTTTTGCGTTCATGCGGATTCTCCTTCCTGAATTTCAACGCCTTCGATCTGAGAAAACCGATCGGCATTGATGATGTAGCGCCAGCGGTTTGCAGATGTCTTGACTCCGTACCCCCACGGGAATACGCCCTGCTGCAAGCCCTTGCCGACCGTTTCCTTGTCAACGCCAAGCAGGGCGGCAGCCTGTTTAAGGCTCAGCTGCCGGATGCCGCCGTGTCGTTTGGGGACAGGATCGGTGTGCTGGGGCGCATCCGGCGCAGTGAAGTATTCGACATCCAGCCCAAGGGCCGCAGCCATACTGCGCTGTACGGCATCGGGCGGCACTTGTGCACCAGCCAGATATTGACAGATGGACGCTCTGGATCTGCCGGTCATCCCGGAAACCTGTATCTGATTCAGATGCAGGTCTTTCATGGCTTTCTTCAACCTGTCTTTGAACATGTGTCATTTCTCCTTTTTCTCGGTCGGCAGCCCATCCAGCAGGCTGTCCATGAGGGCAGCGTAGAACGGGTAGCCTTTGGCAACGATGGTCAGGCTGTCGATGGCGTTGGTAAGGAAGCTCTGGGAGCCGCGTACCACGTTCTCCATGGTGCGCACCGTGTCGCAATGCTGGCCGTAAATAGCCTTGAACTCGCCGCACAGGGCCTTGACCTGCATATACTTGGCCTTGCTGTCCTCGCGGTTCTTGCGGCACTCGTCCAGAAAAGCGGTGTTCTCGTCCAGTTTCTTCCGGGCTTCGATCACCCGGTCGATGGCGTTCTGGATGTTGGCATCCTGCACGGCCCGCTGCTCTTTGTGCTGTGCGGCCAGCTGCTTCTCCATTGCATTGAACGCGGCAATGTACTTCAGCTTCCACTGCACGGCTTCCTTGCCGGTAAAGCCCATGGCCAGCAGGGAAAAGCCGTCCCGGTTCATCAGGTACATGGGGTACTTCTGGTGGTTCTGCGGGTGGGTGTACTCGGATTTGAAGAACAGCGGGGTCTGCTCAATTTTGAGCACCCCCTCCGACATGAGGTTTTCAATGTCGCGCATGACATTGCGGTGCTCCTTGCCGAAGCGCTTGGCAACGTCCCGGCTGGATGCCACCGGTTCGCCGTTCTGGGTGGATAAGATGATGTCGTTCATGGTGAAGATGTACCTCCTTATTTTCGATGTGTTTTGATATAACGTTCGATTCTTTCGCACACACGGCAGACTGCTGTATAAAATTTGACTTTCTGCTCAGTGACGAGTATTTTAATAATCAGAATAAGTTTGTCCATAGAACCTCCCAAAGAAAGGAATGATAAGATGAGTGATGAGAAGAATAGCGGCAACACCTTTAACATCAATGCCGTACCAAGTTGCATTGACGAACCTGTAAAGGCTGTTCTGAACCCCGGTGCTAATCAGATTGGAACTCTTTTTGGAGATCTTCTTGCAATGGCAACAAGCAAAATCCATTTTTCAGCAGAAAAGATGAGGTTGCAACAAGCACATGATTTAGAAGAGTTTAAAAAATCACTGAGTGACAAGTTGAATGCAAAACCAGCAGAATGCTTGGTTGAACCTCGTATGCAGGTGGTTGGCCCCGCTGTCGAAAATGCAAAATTTTGCATGGACGAGCCACAAATCCGAAAGATGTTTCAAAATCTGCTTGCAAATTCTGCCGATATAAGATATCAAAGTCAGGTGCATCCTTCCTTTTCGGCTATGATTGCGCAGATGTCTCCTTTGGACGCTGAAAATTTGGAACTGTTCAAAGGCGGTCGAACTCTTCCGATTGCAAGGTATAAATACACTCTGGAGAACGACGGCGAAAGAGCTGCGTTTACAAATTGCTTTTTAAAGAACCCTAAGATGATTCATGCCACAGACATCGACCTTCAAGCCACATCTTTAAGTTCATTGGAACGACAAGGGTTGATAGAAATTCGCTATGACTGTTGGCTGTTGGATGAGAAATTGTATGACGTATTTATCAAAAATGAACTGAGAGATATATTGGAAAGCGAGTTGCTCCAAATGAAAGCCTGCGAAGCAAAGATCAATGACAGAAAAGTGCGATCACTGGACTTTGATAAGGGAATTGTCCGGTTGACACCGCTTGGAAAAACTTTTGTTAGTGTTTGCTTCGATATCTGATCTTTGGTTGAGCACTTAGCTAAGAATTTCAGCCCAGCGTTCCGTCTCCAGCGGTTCGCTGGGCTTTTTGTTGTTGTTCATGTGGTTCTCTCCTTTCATGCCACGGGGCGGTTGTCCAGCTTCTTCAGGCTGGCGACCAGCTTGATGGACTGGGCAGCGGTCTCCATCTGCTCGAATGCGTCCTCGTCCATGTCCTTGCACATGGTATGAATGCGGATCACGCGCTCCACGTCCTGCTGCGTCAGGCCATACATGGCGGGATTCAAGGGATTGTTTTTGTGTGCCATAGTCAGCACTCCTTTCTGTGGGTGGCTCCCACGACCATCCCGGCGGCGTCACCGGAATGGTTTCGGCCCGTGCCGCCGGGCCATCATCGGGTGGGTTGTGGCGTGCTCCCTTCTGCGGTATACTGAGACGGAAGGGAGATGTTTATAAGTTGTCTGAAAAATACAAATGTCCGTATTGTGGAGTTGCGTTCTATGAAGCGTCTGACAATACGAAAGAACGTAGGATAAGCTATAATTTCGATCAAAAGGATTTCGATGGGCCATATGGATACAATTCGATACTTTCTGATATTGTAGCGGTTTACCATTACTGTCCATCCTGTCATGAATATTCCGTACAGCTTGCCAGCAGCAAGGGACTTTTTTCGTTCAACTATCCACCGTATACCGGGATAACATTGCCAGACTATATTCCGGAAGCAATCAGAAAAGATTATGTGGAAGCCTGCTCAATTCTGGATGCAAGTCCAAAAGCATCTGCCACATTATCGCGTCGCTGCCTGCAGGGAATGATTCGGGATTTCTGGGGCGTGACGTCCGGAAACCTTGCCGGAGAGATCGATCTGATCAAAGATAAAATTCCTGCCGACCAATATCGGGTACTCAACGGCGTAAGGCGCTTGGGAAACATTGGAGCACACATGGAAAAGGATGTGAATCTGATCGTTGATATCGACCCCGGAGAAGCCCAAAAGCTTGTCAAACTTCTGGAACTGCTTCTGAAAGACTGGTACATTGCCCGACACGAGCGTGAAGAACTGTACCGGGAAATCCTCGTTATTGACGAGAAGAAGCAGGATGAACGTCATCCTGGCTGAACGGGTCATTCTTTGCCAGCAGATCACCGTCCAGAGTCCAGTACTGGTGAACTTCATAGACCGGATTCGCATCCGTGCCATCTCCCGCCAGAGTGACAGTCTCAATGACTTGAATCACTCTGGCGGATTTTGCTTCCTGAGAGATTTTGAATTTCATCTTCTTCACCTCTTTTCGTTGACTTGGTTGGCATCGACTTGCTAACCTTGTGAGAACAATATAGCACACTCTGTTAGATTTTTCAAGCCTGGATTTTGGAGAAGGTCAAAAATAAATGTTGACACAGTTAGATTTACGGAATATAATACGAATTGAAGAGAACAGAAAGGAGGTGAACAAAATGAACGCAAGAATCGAAGCCGTCCGAAAACACGAAGGCTTGACGCAGGAACAGTTTGCGGACAGAATCAATCTCTCCCGTAATTATTTATGGATGCTTGAAAATGGCTCCAGAACCCCCAGCGACCGCACGATCAGCGACATCTGCCGGGAGTTCGGCGTCCGGGAAGCGTGGCTGCGTACCGGCGAGGGTGAAATGTTTGTGCAGGACACCCAGTCGGAGCAGGTAGCGGCTTTTCTGGCCGACCTGACCAAGGATGACAGTGACACCTTTAAAAAGCGTTTTGTTGAAATGCTGGCAGGCCTGAGCCCGGCGGACTGGGAGCTGCTGGAACGTATGGCCGAAAAATTGACGCAAAAAAAAGAGGAAAGCCCGTAAAGGCTTCCCTCGCGTGGTGGCTGGTTGCTTATCCGATCAGGTGGCTTGCGTACACCCACACAAGCCGCAGCTGGCGGAAATCGGCTTTTTCCAGCAGTTTCAGAATGGCGTTGATGGTTTCTTGTCGTGTCATGTTGCAATCCTCCGATTGGGTTTATGTTCAAGAACATTATACAACCATTCGACGTTAATCACAACAACTTTTGACAACTGAAAAGCTGCGAAAAATCCACAGAAAAATTGGATTTTTCCAACAGAAAAGGAGAAAATCATGAAAAAGTCAGCAAAAAGGCTTTTAGGCGTTGTTTTTACACTGGCGCTGATGACGATTCTCGCATGCGGTGCCTTTGCGGCAAAGCCTGCGGTCGAGCTCACCGACGTCTATTTTACGGTCGACGCTTTTGACGGCGTCAGCCCCACGGTCTGCTTCCGGAATAATTCAAACAAAACCATTAAATACGTTACGTTCACGCTGGTTCCGCTTAATGCGGTCGGTGATAGAACTTCCTGCACGATCAGCGGCCGTTCGGCAGTAACGGCCCAGGTAGTAGGGCCGATCGCTCCGACAAGATTTGACCGAACGGTCGCAAACACTGTGACTTCTCCTGCATCCATGGGAGATTTTGGACCGTTCCAGGCACAGCAGCAACTTGCCACGAATTATTACTTTGGCGCTGAAGAGCGCAACGGGCATAGAATTTTTTTGGACAAGGACGGTAATGCCTATTATGTTGATTCCTACACGCCGTCCTCAGTTCTGTCTGTGATCGACCATTCCAAGACGCTGGGTCAGCTGGATTCCACTACTTATCTGACAGATGACGAACTCCAGAATGCAATTTACGATGCAGCAGTAGAATGGGATTGCCTTTGGTACAACAGCACGATCGACGACATTGCCGTGACTAAGGCGGATATCATCTATATGGACGGAAGCAAAGAGACCGTCAATCAAAAAGCCCTGTATTCGGGTCACTTCAGAAGCGACCCGACGAATCAGCCTTACTATGTGCTGACCAGCAAATACGCCCCTGTTTACGATTATCAGTATTACAAAGAGCACAACGCCGATCTGGCTGCCCTGTTTGGAGATAACCAGTGGAAGTATCTGGAGCATTTCGTAAACAGCGGCATGAAGGAGGGCCGTCAGGGCAGCAGTACATTTAACCTTGCCGCCTACAAGGCCAATAATCCGGATCTGGTTGCCGCCTTTGGAGATGATAATGCAAAATACTATGAGCACTACATTTCCAGCGGCAAAGCAGAAGGTCGGAAGGCATCCTGATAATATCTAAACAAAACAAAAACGCCCCGCCGGGCGCAACCGGCAGGACGTAAAGTAAGCGGCTCGCCCTTACGGGGTCATCGCACACCTAGCAATGCGATTATACCCCAAAAGGGCAGGCTTGTCAAAGTGTACCCTTTTGGAGGTGGAAACATGGGAAGAAGAAAACCGAATCATTATGGCTGCGTAACCAAGCTGAAGGGAAAACGATCACGGCCGTGGGTGGTAAAAGTTACCGTGTACGATGCCGAAGGGCATGGGAAGCAGGTACCGATCGACTACGCAGAGACCGAGGAGCAGGCGAACATCATCCTTGCTCAGTACAACGACAACCCATGGAGCATCGACCGGAACAAGGTCACATTGGTGGACCTGTACCAGCGCTGGGCGAAGATCAAGCTGCCAAAGATGGGGCAGGCCAGTCGGGGCGCGATGAAGTCGGCCTTCAAGCACTGCCAGAAATACTACGGTATGAAATACCGCAGCATCCGGGCCTACCAGATGCAGGACTGCATTGACAACTGCGGAAGGGGATACAGCACACAAGCTCAGATCAAGGTTCTGTGGGGGCATCTGGATGAGTTTGCCTTTGAATGTGACATCATCAGCAAGATGTATTCTCAGCTGACCACAGCACCGCCCGTTCCAGAAACCAGCCGGATGCCCTTTACGCCGGAACAGATTGCTGCCCTGTGGGAAATACAGGATGAACCGTGGGTCGATACCGTGCTGGTGTTCCTTTACACAGGATTCCGCTTGATGGAACTGCTGAACATGCAGACGGAACAGGTTGACCTTCAGCAGAAGACGTTTCAGGGCGGCATCAAAACAGCGGCTGGCAAGGGTCGTATTGTGCCGATCCATCCGAAGATCCTGCCTTTTGTGCAGGCGTGGGCTCAACATGGCCATAAATACCTGCTAACTGCAGATGGTAAGAAACTGAGTAAACAGAAGTATTATGAATGCTGGGCTGAGGTCATGGACAGAATCGGTGCAGACAAGACCCCGCACGAAGCGCGGCATACCTTTGAAACGTCACTGGACAACGCTAAGGCTAACCGTAAATGCATTGATCTTCTGATGGGGCACAAGTCGAAAGATGTAGGTAATCGTGTGTACAATCATAAAACATTGGAACAGCTGCGGGAGACGATTTTGCTGTTGGAATGATAAATTTTAGGATGAATCAGTAACAAATTAGAAACAAAACACAAGAAAACAATCGAAAAATCGAAAGTTTTTCTTGTGGGTGATTTTGCAATAGCACAAAATCATGTTATTATAAATAAGAAATGCCAAAAAACCGCATGAAAGAGGGATGCATTATGGAAATCGAACGCAAATGGATGGTGAAGGGCTGGCCGGAGGGGCTGCCCCTCAGGGAGGAATTTGCCATGCGGCAGGGCTATATCAGCGTGCGGCCCACTGTGCGCATCCGGGAAGAAGCCCTCACCGGCGGCAGAACGGACTACATCCTCTGCTTCAAATCCGGGGGCGGCCTTGCCCGTGAGGAGATCGAGCGCAGCATCGACAAAGAACTGTTTGATGATCTGGAATACAAGATTATCGCTAAACCTCTCATCCCGAAGCTGCGCCGCAGTTACACCCTGCCGGACGGTTCTGTGCTGGAAGTGAACCATGTGGACGAAGGCCAGCCCACCGAGTTCTGGTATGCCGAGGTGGAGTACCCCACGGTGGAAGCAGCCCTTGCATGGCAGCCGGAAAGCTGCGGCCTTGGCGATTACCTCAAGGATGAAGTGACGAACCAGCCCGGCCAGAGCATGGGCGAATACTGGGTGGAGACAAGAGGATGAAAAAAGTAAAACTCAAACTGGAACTGCAGTACAACTCCCCGGTGATCCTCACATTTTTCCTGCTGTCACTTCTGGTGCTGTTCCTCGACCAGTGGACGGATGGGTGGACGACGATGCATCTGTTCTGTGTCTACCGCTCCTCGCTGAAGGACCCGCTGTTCTACATCCGGCTGTTCGGCCATGTGCTGGGCCATGCCAGCTGGGACCACTTTCTGAATAACATGCTGCTGCTGCTCGTTGTTGGCCCGCCAATGGAAGAAAAGTACGGCAGCAAGCCGCTTTTGTGCGGCATGGTGTTCACCGCTCTGGTCACCGGCGTGCTGCAATGCGTGCTGTTCCCGCGTTCAGGGCTGCTGGGCGCGTCCGGCATCGTGTTCATGCTTATCATGCTTTCGTCGCTGGCGGGCTTCTCCGGCGGCATCCCGGTCACCATGCTGCTGGTTGCAGCGCTGTACTTTGGTCAGCAGGTGTACGATATCATTTTTGTGCACGACAATGTAGCAAACTTCATGCACATTGTGGGCGGCTTATGCGGCACTGCCTTTGGCTACTACAGTGCGCTGCACAGCCGCCGCAGGCCGGCAAAAGCGGTGAAGTTTTCCAGCACGAACAGCCGCCGGAAGCGCTGAACCCACTGTGGACATAGGCTGATTTTGAAAAATTTGCAAACAGGTATTGACAAACGAAAAATCCGTGGTTTAATATAGCCAAATTCAATACACTAAACCGTTGAAGCGGAGATAACGGCGAACCATGCCTGTACAGAGAGCCTGCGCAGCTGAGAAGCAGACCGGAAACAGTTCGTCAAGGAAAGTGTGACTTTGCGTTATATTTTCCCGAAATGGACCGCTGAGGGTGCAGGGAACTGCGGAGAACTTTCGCCGCACAGTATTCTGCAACGTAGGGCATACGTCAGTTGCCGGGGATGTGTTGGCATCCCGCCAAGTGCATGGGGTCATGCCCATGAAGTCAGGGTGGCACCGCGGATAAAAGGCCAAATTTTATTCGTCCTTGACAGAAGAGAATTCTTCTGTTAGGGGCGTTTTTCTTTTCCACTCCCTCGGCAGAAGAGCCGGGGGAGTTTTTGTTTTAGGGCTCCCATGTTTCCGGCACGAAGGCTCATGCCTGCGGCTGCGGCCACGAAACCCTGAACAAAACAAATGCACCCGGTTGCTGCGGTTCTGCCCACAGGCCGGGTGCATTTTATATTTTAGGAAAAATTACAGGTCACTGCGCGGGAAAGCTGCCATGGCCCAGAAGTTCAGCTCGTGCTCCGAGCAGGCATGGAAGATCTCGCGGCAGCGGGCAAGGCGCTCGTCGCTCAGGCCTTCGCAGACTTTTTCTGCAAACGCAGCCCAGTCGCGGCAGGCCGCCTCATAGCCCTTGTCAGCATAGTCCACCACCAGTGCACCATAAAGGGTATCCTGCACGGAAGGCTTTTCTTCCAGCAGTTTCTGGAAGATCCAGCCATAGCTCAGCATACAGGGCAGGCAGGCCATCATGCACTCGGCTGCGCCCTCGCCGTTTTTGGCGGCTTCGATCATAGAGTCCACATAGGCACGGTTCTCCGGCCGCAGCGGCAGGCTCTGGATGCCTTCATCAGTCAGTCCAAAGTGCTTGAGATAGTGCAGGCGGGCTGCATCCTCGCTCTCATTCACGAAGGAAAGCAGGGAATAGTAGGTGCGGATGGTCTGCATATCCTTTGCCTTGGTCATGCCCCAGGCAAACACCTTGGCATATTCCCGCAGGTAAAGACTGTCCTCCACGATGTAGCCCTTGAAGCAGGCTTCATCCAGTGTGCCATCCGCAAGGTGGGTCAGAAATTCTGAGTGCAGGCATTTCTCCCACACAGGCAGACTTTCCTGCACCAGCTGCTGCACAAAGGTCTGCTCACTCACCCACAAACTCTCCCTTCAGTGCAAACATATGGTCCATCGGGCCGGAGCCATGGCCCAGATCCAGCATGGCAGAAAGACAGCCGGAAATGTAGGCCTTTGCGCGCTCCACAGATGCATCCAGATCATAGCCCTTTGCCAGATTGGACGCAATGGCGCTGGATAGGGTGCAGCCGGTGCCGTGGGTATTGGGGTTTGCAATGCGCTTGCCGCGGAACCATTTGCCGCAGCCGTCCCGCCACAGAAGGTCGTCGGCATCATTGATCTGGTGGCCGCCCTTGCACAGCACGGCACAGTGGTATTTCTCGCTGATCAGCTTTGCAGCGGCCTCCATTCCGGCCGCATCGGTGATCTTCATGCCGGAAAGGATCTCAGCCTCCGGAATGTTGGGGGTGACCACCTCTGCCATGGGCAGCAGCTTTTCGGTCAGTGCCTGCACGGCATCGTCCCGCAGCAGCTTGGAGCCGGAGGTGGCAACCATCACCGGGTCCACCACGATATGCTTTGCGCCGTAGGTGTGCAGCTTTTCGGCGATCACACTGATCAGCTCTGCCGAGGATACCATGCCGATCTTGACGGCATCCGGGTAGATGTCGGTAAAAATGGCATCGATCTCCTGTGCCAGAAATTCGGGCGTGGCTTCAAAAATGCCGGTCACACCTGTGGTGTTCTGGGCAGTCAGTGCGGTAATGGCGCTCATGGCGTACACGCCGTTTGCAGTCATGGTTTTGATATCGGCCTGGATGCCAGCACCGCCGCTGGAATCGCTGCCGGCAATCGTCAATGCAGTTTTCATGGTTACAACTTCCTTTGCAAAAAAGTGCGGAAATGCCAGCAAGGAGGCACCTCCGCACTTTGAAGCAGCAGTATCTCCCTACGTTGGCATTGTCCAAATCAGGTCACAGGTCTGGGCAAACAGCCCACTCTCAGCCTGCTTTTGCAGGCTCCCTTTTTTCTGCGTTCAAGAATACCACAGTGCCGCTGCATTTGCAAGGGGATGGCCCTTTTCAATCGGCCCGCTGCGTGGTAAAATGAAAAAAAACAAAGGGGGAAATACCATGAACATCACGGTCTATCTTGGAGCAAATGCGGGCAATGATCCTGTGCTGGCGGCAGCTGTCCGGGAACTGGGCAGCTGGATCGGTGCAAACGGGCACCGCCTTGTGTACGGCGGCTCCCGCAGCGGCCTGATGGGTCAGCTTGCCCAGAGCGCGCTGGACGCAGGCGGCACAGTGACCGGTGTGGAACCGCAGTTCTTTGTGCAGCAGGAGCTGCAGCACGATGGCCTGACCGAGCTGATCGTCACCAAGGACATGACCGAGCGCAAGACGAAGATGATCGAGCTGGGCGATGCCTTCATCGCATTCCCCGGCGGCACCGGCACGCTGGAAGAGATCGCAGAGGTAATGTCCAAGGTCTCGCTGGGCCAGTTGGACGCGCCCTGCATCCTGTATGATCTGAACGGCTACTACGACAGCCTGAAAGCACTGCTTGCCAAAATGATCGAGAAAGGCCTTTCCACGCCGCAGCGCCAGCAGGGCATCCGATTTGCGGCGAATCTGGAAGAGATCACAACGATTTTGAATAAAGCCTAAAAGGAAACGCTTCCCCGGCCGGGAAGCGTTTCCTTTTTATATCATTCTCCCAGTGCAGTGCGGATATTTGCCAGCACCTTCTGGCTCAGCAGCACAAAAGCCTGCTTGGTGCGTCCGGCAGAAACATTCGCGCAATGCACATTCTCACGGGCAAAGAAGTCTTCACCCACCGGGCCGGCAGCGGCACGGGTGTCACAGAAAAAGTGGGTGCCCGGCAGAGCAAGCCACTGTTCCAGAGCAGCAGAGTCAAAGCCCGGGCCGATGGAAGTGTTGAACAGCACCTTGCCTGCGCCCAGCTGTGCAAATTCGTCCTTGCCCAACAGCAGTACGTTCTTGTTCAGGCAGGTGAACACCACCTCGCTCTCGGTCAGCAGCTGTGCCAGCGGCTTATAGGCCATGCCCACAGCTTCGGCATCCGGCTTGCGGGTGCGGCTGTAATAGGCAATGTCGGCACCCATGAACTGCAGCGCGTCGGCGATCATTTTGCCGGACACACCCAGCCCGATGATGCCTGCCTTCAGCCCGGTGATCTCCACCGGCTCGTCCCGCAGCATGGGCATCCCAAAACCGTGCAGGATGCCGGTGAGCTCATGCAGGACGTACTCCACAACGCCGCGGTCGCCGTAGTCCCGGATGCCCAGCACTTTGATGCCGCGGGTGCGGGCGTAGGCGATATCCACATTGGCGCTTTCCTCAGAATACAGGCTGCAGCACATGCCGATGTAACGGATATTCGGGCAGCGCTCGATCACGTTTTTGCCCATGCGGGAGGTGTAGCTCAGAAGTACGGCATCTGCATCTCCGATGCGCTGCACGATCTGGTCATCGCTGGCCGGGATATCGCGGTACAGCACCACTTCTTTTGCGTACTGATGCAGCGCTTCCTCGGCGGAAGGAATCAGGCTTACCGGCTCAATGGCCACCAGTTTGTTGAACATCTGCAAAGCCCTCCTTTAGTAGAAGCATACAGGGGAGGAGAGGTTGCGCAGCAGGGCAACTACGCTCCAACCGGCAATGGCGCTGGTGGAAGAGCAGATATCCACCACGGCCTTCACGCCCTCGATCTCGGCGGTGATGCAGTGGTCGTCGCCCACCCAGCCGGGTACCGAGTGCATGGTCACGCCGGTGATCTCCGGGCCGGTGGTGGCCAGCGATGTGGCAACAGCCACATTCACGCGGCGGGGGAAGGTGGCAATGGCCTGCTTGGCATTGCCGGTGAACACGGTGGTCTTTTCGGTATCGGTCAGCAGGTGGTCGGCCCATACCGGCGTGTTGCGGAAGCCCTTGGCTCCGGTGTGGGTCTCAATGCCTGCCGTCTCGGCCAGCTGCTG